GTAACTATTTTGAAATCTGGAGAAGCATTTGGGTAATCTGCAGGAGCTACTCCTATGATTTCCAATAAGCCATTAGCCCATTCATCTACTGACTTTTGACCTACCTCTCCAGACTTAAATGTCCTATATACAATGTCAAACTGTATGCTTACATCAAAGTTATAGCTTGTTTTGTCGCTATTCTCTACTGATGTCTGAGAGCTTATCAACAAGAATGGAGGCTCGGCACCATCTGGAGCTATGGTATCATATACCGATAACTCGTAGGAATTAGCATTTATCTTGTCGAAATAAGCCTTTCGTATAGCATATCCGCAGTCTTTCATTATCCTTCTACCTCTACTTCTTTAGAATCCGTTTGTTGGCCATTTTGAGCCTCATTTAGCTCACCAAAGAACTTCAGCAATGGTAATCCATAGGCTGTAGGTATAGTGTTTATAAACGCCTCTAATGACTTTAAATGCTCTTCGTTTAGTTCAATCTTCTTCATAGTTGGTATTTTTACAAATTTAGGTAAAATTATTTAGCTGCAATCAATGCTTTTAATTCTTCTATTTGAGCTTGTTGTTCTTGGATTGCCTTAATTAAAGGAACTACTATAAAAGCATATCTAACATTTTCTACTTGACCTGTTCTATCTTCATTCTCGTAATCTGCTAAATATGGAGAAACTTCTGCAACTTCTTCTGCAATTAAGCCTAAAAAGTCAATATCACCTTTATCAAAATGTTCTTTTTTGTATTTAAAAGTCTTTGGCTTTAATGCTAAAATTGTATCTAATCCATTACCATTCCAATCTTTAATATTTTCTTTATATCTTATAGATGAAACTGTTGAACGCTGCAATGTGCCATCTGAAGCAAATATTGCATTTGCCACAGTTCCTGATGTATTATTATAAGGAGAACTTGCGGCTAATCCCGTACTAACTAAACCATCGTTTCTTGTATAAAATAAAGTTGTTGAGCTTGAATTTTGAACAAGCAATGAAATATCTGCACCTGTACTTGTAGCTCCTACTATATAAGTATTGCCTGATACAAATAATTTATAACCTGCATTTCCTGCATTACCAATCCCTACATTACCCCCCGATGTGATTCTCATTCGTTCGGTATTGCTTGTACCAAATGTTAAAGCATATCCACTTTGCTCAAAGAAATTAATTGAACCATCCCCTGCATTTGCTTGTATTCTACCAACTGCATTACCTCCTCCATCTTCAATTCTAAATATAGCTGAACCAGAAGTTGCTTTAACGTGTAAATTAGCAGCTGGACTACTTGTTCCGATTCCAACATTGCCACCGCTTGTAATACGCATACGTTCGGAGCCAGCCGTATTAAATCTTATAAATCCAGAACTATTTTCATTATTAATTTTTAACCCATTATCGTTACCATCATAAGCAATAAATGCATACTGCGTTGTAGGAGCATCTGAATCTCTTAAATAAAGTGCTGCGCCCGTTGCTGATTGAATATCTAACGCTCTACCGTATCCGATAGAATCTGTCGGCGATGTCGTTCCGATTCCAACGTTACCACCATTAGGTTGTAGTATTAATGGAAAAGTTGTACCTAAAGCAGAAGTTGATTGTGACTGAATCCAATTACCAAATGGGGATGTTCCATAAGCACCCATTATAATAGCATTACTACCATCACTTGGTTTTATTACAGCACTACCATTAATTGTAGTTCCACTTGTAGAAGGAGCAGCTGATACTCCACCTTGTGCAGTAAATAACCCTCCTGCCGTTACACTACTTGAGAATGTAGCAGCACCAGTATTATCTATTGATGCTTGATTTGTAGAATCATTTGCACCTTTTGGTCTTAAATAAATTGTAGTATTGTTAGCTGCTAACTTTAATGTTGTAGAAGATTGCAATTCTCCATTAGATAGTCCAACTTGACTTGAAAATGTCTTAGCACCAGTAATTGTTTCAGTTCCAGATATATGTACTGTGTTAGAATCTAAAGCCTTAGTATTTAACTGAGTTTGAATAGCACTTGTTACACCAGCAACATATCCTATTTCAGTAGCAGTTGTAGACGCACTTGCTGCAATCTTACCACTACCATCAGATACTAATGCTCTTGAAGCAGTTAAGTCTGCAGTTACTACAGAAGATGCACCACCAGTAATAGATGCTTGTGCTCTTGCTGAAGTAAAGTATTGATTAGAGCCTTCTGCTATATTAGAAGTTGTTAAAACAACAGTACCAGAAGCACCATTTACAGTTGTAACTGGGAAAGCAATGTTTGTATTTGAAGCACTTGTAATTCTACCCTTGCTATCTACAGCGATTGTAGGAACCGCAGTTGTTGTACCGTAAGTTGTTGCAGTAACACCAGTGTTAGCCAATGTTAAAGCAGCAGTAGCATTTGCACTACCATCGAAGCTAACTGACCATGCAGCGTCTCCAGTTGCAGATATTGTTCTTGCAGTTGAAAGCACGTTTGCAGCGTTTGCTGTACCAGCTAAGTTACCTTCTACGTTAGCAACCAATGTACCAACAGTATATCCAGTTCCAGTAGTGTCTACTACATTAGTAGGTTCGTCTACTAAACCAGTAAAGAACTTAAACTTACCAGCATCAGAAGCATCTCTAAATAATCCAGTAAACTCAACACGAGTTTGAGCTGCATCATAGTATCTACCATAGTAACCGATGTCTACAGCATCTGTAGTATTGTTGTCGTTAGCTACCTCAAACAATGGGTCTTTAGCAGATATTGATTGAGTGTTTACATAAGTTGCAGTACCATTGATAGTTAAGTTACCACTTACAACTAAGTTGTTTGGCATTGTAACGTCATTAGTAAATGCAAGGGTTGTAGTATTACCTACAGTTGTAGCTGCTATTTGATTAGCAGTTCCGTTTATTGTTGTTATACCTTGGTCAGTCCAAGTTGCTGTGATTACGTTAGCATCTTGTTGAGTTAGGCTTAAAGTCTTAGTAGATGTGCCAGTTACTGCAGCAGATACGATAGAACGATTGTAAGCTGTATCGTACTCGCCTAATTTAACCGTTGTAGGAATAGCATACCCAGCAGTTAAGCTGAGAATACCACTTCCAGAAGAATAGTCTAAACCAACAGCGTTTTCGCTGAAGGCTGCTCTTGAACGAGCATCTGTGTAATATAAGTTAGTGCCTTCATCTAAGTCTGTTGTAGTCTTAGCATCAAAAGCAGTATTGAATCTTGCTTGAGTATAATAAAGGTTTGTTCCCTCTGCTAAGTTTGTAGTAGTCTTTGTACCAAATCTTGAGTCGAATCTTGCGTCTGTCCAGTAAAGGTTGGTACCTTCAGCTATATCAGTTGTTGTAAGGCTTATTGAGGCTCCTAATGCCAAAGAAAGGCCATTGATAGTAACTGAGCTATTAGTCAAACTTGCGTTAGGAATAGAACCTAAATTAAAGTTACCAGTAGTGTTATTATAAGCAATACCAGTTCCAGCAGTTACACTTAACGCATTTCTTGTTCTTGCGTTAGTATAGTAAAGGTTAGTAGAACCTTCTGGTAAGTCATCTGTATCTTTAGTTGCAAAGTTAGTTGCAAAGTTTGCATCACCTCTTGCAGTTGTAAAATAAAGATTCGTTCCTTCTGCCAAGTTCGTTGTGCTCTTAGCAGCGAAAGCTGAATCAAATCTACCTTGAGTATAGTATAAGTTAGTTCCTTCAGCAATGTTAGTCGTAGTACCAGCTACATTCTCCCATACAGCTAAAGAAGAGTTATATTGTAAAATGTTGTCATTTGCAACATTTGTAATTCTTACGTTATGAAGTTCATCGATTTCGTAACCATTGTCAACCTTAACATAGATTTTACCTTGTGTCTTGTGAGCATAAACTACAAAACCTACAATGATTGTATGTTGAGGAGCTACTGGTTTTACCTTAGTAATAGCACCTGGCGTAGTTGGAGAAAGGTATAAAATATCTCCATCGTTCCAATCTTGTAATTGTAAATCTCCAGTTGTGTCTACATCTGTTATTAAGCCACTTGTAGTAATAAAACCATCTTGGTTGTTAGCTATGTTTTCAGCTACTAAACCTAAAGTATCAGTTGAGTTAGCGTCATTGTTAGCTTGTGCTAATGATACAGCTAATCTTTGTCCTTGAGCATTAGCAATTTTAACTACTTGATAAGCAGACTTGTTTAAAATGCTGCCAGAGTTATTAAGTACTCTTGCAACTTGCTTTTGACCTATCGGTAACACCACATTTCCGCCAACTAAACCTAAGTCAACAGTGCCATCAGTAGTATTCCAATACATCTTAGCTACAGCATTAGCTTCACCAGCACCAGTATTGAATTGTAAGAAATCTCCTTGAACACCACCATCTGCAGTTGCAATAGTGATAGTCGGAGTTAAAGTTCTTAAAGTATCGTTATAAACCCAAGTAATACCAGTACCATTCTTAATTAAACTTGCTACAGTATCATCAATCAAATCTTGTATCTGAATACCACCTCCAGTAATAATTAAATCACCAGTGATAGTTAAATCACCAGTAATAGTAGCTGCAGTAGTTGATAGAGAAAGAGCAGTATTGATACCACCACCATCTTGTACTGGCTGTAAACTACCACTTACTCCAACATTATTAGCACCAATCTGTAGTACTTGTCTATATGTATTTTTTACCGCTTTACCTTGAAGAGTAGCCATTATATTTTAATTTTTTTAATTTGATTAACCATTTTATATAGTTCTTCTGAAGCCGACAAGAATAAGAATGGTCTATGGGGCAAATTTACTACATTTCCGTTATTTCGTTTAAACGTCTGTGCATAGCCCTCAAGTTTATTCATATTTAAGTTTCTATAATATGGTATTTGAAAAGATGGCCCAGTACCAAACTCGACAAATGGAGAGTAATAGGCAGTTGAACCAACCTTTGCTCCTGCGTTCATATTATAAGGAGTGCTATAAATAGAACCCTTTAATTTGTATGTTTCACCGTATGGAGCACGAGCCCTTGCGTTATTTTCTATATTAATCACACTTTGATTAATAATTGCTTGTACCTTTTGAGTAATAACATTAGGTGCCTCTTTTAACCTTTTTGATAGGTTATTTATGCTGCTTGTTTTATCTATTGAAAATGACATTAAGTAGTTTCCCAGGTTGTACTAATATTCTCCCAAAAAGCAGTAATACTATCCCAAG